CGGCTTCAAATTGCGCCTTCTCGCGAGCCAACTGCGCTTCAAACTCTGCACGCTCACGCTCAAGCTGTGCCTTGGCTTCAGCTTCCTCGCGCTGCAATTGCATCCGCATCTGCGCAAGCTGCCGCTCTCCCTGTATCTTGGCCTGCTGCATGGCCATTTCAGCCTCTACCTTGGCCATCTCAGGGTCTTGCTCAGGCGGCGCGGCCTGTGCCTTCTCAGCCAACTGCTCCGGCGTGAACATGAAATCATCGCCTTGGCCGATGCCAGTGTCGCGCGCGATGCCATCCATCCACTTGAACGCATGTTCCGGCCCAGCCATGCCCTCGGCAATCGCTGCGGTCATCGGCTGATAAAGCGCCATGCGGGCCTGAATGCGCTTGTCCTTGCTGCCAGTGCCCAAACCAACGCGCGGGCGCACATGCATCTTGTCCGGCCATTGCGACGGGTCAACCTGACGGGGCTGGCCGTCAACGCGGATCGTGAAGCCTTCCCCGCTGTCGCGCATCATGCGGTAAATCTTGACGCACAGACGCCCGAAAGCCTCTGCCATCTGCCGCGCAACCGCTTCCTCGATCTGCTGCCCAGCGGCCTGCATCATCGCAGTCCCGCTTGCCGTCTTGTTGATGGCGTCCGCGTCAAGGCCTTGGTTCATGGCCGTAATGCCGGTGCGCTTCTCGCCTTCACCAGTGGCCCATTCCAGCACCGTAAGCGACTGACCCACGTTGAAGCTGTTCTGTAGCGGCTGCACCGCGCCCTGCGTCTTGGTGCGGATTGGCGCGCCCGGAATCGGGCTGAGAATATCGTCAAGCGTCTCGTCTGCGCTGCCCTGCTCACTCACCACAAGGCGGGGCAGGTTGCTAAACGCCATGCCGTCGATCATCTGCCGCGCGATCATGGTGCGCAGATATTGAATGTCCATCACCTTGTCGGCGAGGGAATAGCCAATCAGCGCGTGAGGGCGCGGGAACGGGCAGAACACCGCGAAGGGCTGGTCGTCAACGGTTTCCACCGCCAACTCGCCTTCCTCGAAAACAGGCTCGCCTTGTTCATCAACCGCCTGTTCGCCGGTTTCTTCGTCGATGACCGGCTCGCCCTGCCAGCGCAGTATCTCCCCGCCCACGCGGAACGCCTTGACCCGCTCGGCAATCCCGTCGCCGTCAACGTCGATCCGCGCGTATTCCTCGCACAGCTCCACCAGTTCGACGGCAGGGCTGGTTTCTTCGTCATTGAAGTAGTCGAGCTGATCGCTCTCGTAATACTCGAGGTCGTTATCGTTATAGCGCGGCAGGCTGTAAACCTGCTCACGATCGAAGCCCATTTCGACAAGCTCGCCGCGCGTCTTGGGCTCCACGTGGGCAACATAACCCGCCGAGTCTTCATGCTTGGCGCGCGGGCTGAAACGGAAATAGCGCAGCGGCAAAGCCTGTCCGGTGTAGCACGTCTCGATATAGGTGCGCTTGATCTTGACCGTGAACGTGCCGTCGTCGTTCGGCGTCACGTCCTCGATCTCGGCGTCTTCCTCAAGAAGACCGATCTCTTCCATCGGCCCCGTGCGCGTCTCACGGGTGATCCGCTCGCGCTGCTCGGCAACCGCCTTCATCACGCCTAGCTTGCGAAGGCACCCGTCGTTCAGAACGTCATACAGGACGCGGTATCCGTCCTGCTTGCGCATGAAGTAGTAATCGACCGCCGCAGTCGCATCTTGGGCAGACTGATCGTCCCCGTCGTCCTCAGCCTCAAATTCGATCACACGGTCGCCGCTGGCGAAGGTGCGCAGAACCGACTGCACCATGTAGTCAATTGCGGTCTGCACGTCAGGCAGGACGATCTGCGACCGGCCCTCGACTTCCGTGCCAAGGGGCTTGCCCTCGTAATAGTCAAACGCCTGCTTTTGCAGTTCCTCGATCTGCTCGTAATAGCTGTCCGCTGCGTCGTATTCGCGTTGCAGGATTGCTGCGATCTGCTCGGGCGTGTTAATCATGCAATCGCCCTCTTGAGGTTGGACAGGTCAAGCTTCTTGGCGGCACGCGGCTCTTCGTAATCAATCGCCGCCAGCCCGAACGCATCGGCGCTATGGCTTGCCCAATCGTGGTTGGGCCCAACGCCGTAGCCGCCTTCGTTCTTCTTCTCGTGATACCAACCGAGAGCCTTCAGGCCCTTGGCGCAGCGCACTTCGTCAAACCACATTCGGTTAAACCGCGACCTTGCAGCCTCGATGCGCTTCATCGCCGCGCCCTTGCCCTGATTAGGCACCGTGCGAACCGCGAAGCCAGCGTTGCGAATGTGATCCTCGAAACGAACCGCCGTCAGCGCGTCCATTTTGGCACCGTCATGCGGCAAGACTTGCTCAGCGCTCCCGTGGCCGTTTTCGCGCAGCCATTGCAGGTGCGCACCCAAGTCCTGTCCGGTCGCCTCATAGTGGTCGATAAACCGCAGCGTGTCGCCTTTCTGCTGGCACACCCAGATGCTCGTGGCGTCCCTTACGCCAATGTCCCAATAGCAGCGCTTCGATAGCAGGCTGTCTTCGCTGACAGTGCCGATCCGGCCTTGCTCGCGCGCCTCTGCCAGTGCGCGAGCGAAATAGGCGCTCTCGACTGCGGTGACGTAGCCGCCTTCCCAGATGTGGTCGTATTGCTCAGGCTGCATACGGATGCAGTCCAAGCGCTCCTGCTCAAGCTCGGCAGGAAACCACGGATTGTCGCACCAGTTGGCGCGCACCACGATCGCGCTGTTCGGGATCTCCTCACCCCGTAGCATCATGTCCACCGCGTCAGTGTCGAAACGCGGGTTCCACGAGAACCACAGTTCGCTTCCCGGCTTGCGGATCGTCGGGCGCAACAAGTTCAAGCTGCGCTGCGATACCGTCTGCGCCTCTTCCACCCAGGCAACGTCGAAGCCTTCGTAAGACTTGATGCTCTCCGATGTGTGATCCTGCAAACCAGCGAAGGCGATAAGCCCGCCGCCGGGGGTCTTGATCTCAGCCGCTTGAACCTCAAACATTGTGCCGAGGCCGTATTCCTCGATCTTGCTTTCGATCAGCCGCTTTGCCGACTCTTTCAGGCTTTTCTGAATTTCACGGCACGCCAGCACGCGAAGGCCGGGGCGCTTCAGGCTCTCGATAATCAGCGCGTCTGCGAAAAACTGCGACTTGCCCGAGCCGCGCCCGCCCCATGCGCCCTTGTAGCGGGAAGGCTCTAGGAGCGTTTCGAAAGCAGGCGCTACCTTAATCTCAAGCTTAGCCACGCTCCACCCGGACAACCAGCTCGGTGATGTGCTTTCCGCCTTCGCCAGTGCCTTGCAGCGTAGTGGGCAGCACCTTGCCGATCAGCGACAGGAACGCGGTGGGGTTTTCATCCGCCTGCCGCTCAAGATACTTCACGCCGCCTTTGTTATCGAGCGCGCCGAGGATCATGTCCTTCAAGGCTGCGTTCGCTTTGTTCGGGACGCCCTTGGGCCTGCCCTTGCCAGCGTTGCCCCTATTCGCGCCTAGTTTAGGCTCCTCGGCCATATCGTCTAACCTTCCCGGCTCCGGCAAGCGGTGGGCCGTGTTGGGGTTACTGTCCTCGGACAAACCTGATCGAAGACCCCGCGCAATGGAACTCGTTTGCCTGTCCGTTGCTCAGGTAGTGCGAAAATACCTCGGCGAGGTTAACCACTTCGCCCACATTGTCAGGCGCGCTCTCGGTTACGCTGTAGAACCACATGGCCGCTTCCAGTGCAAAGCAGCGCGCCTCGATGTCAGGGTCTAGCGTGTCGTCCATGCTGGCCCCGCTTGTGTTTGCCCGCACCACGCCGCTATCTTGGATTGTCCGGCACAGGATGTTGGGCAGGAGCCGTGGCCCCTAACTGGATTGCAGACATGCAAAACCTCCGAAGCTTGCCTTTTCCCAAACGGCTTACGTTCGGTATTCAGGCTGCGCGGCGATTGCGATGTCGCAGCACACGCTTTTCGGATTGCTTCGCGCATACCTCATCGCCAAGCAGAAGTAAAGAGGAAACTTCAATCGGCATGTTGAAGCCGGGAATATCCACCAGCACGAACTTCCCGCGATGCTCAATCACAGTCGCGTCTAGGCCATCAAAGCCACCGCCTCGCAGGGCCGAAACATGGCCCGCCTTGAACACGGGTAGCGGCTTGGATTTGGCAACGGCCATTTCATAGTCGCGCTGCATCTCGCCCTCTTTCTCGCGCAAGCCGTCTAGCGCCCTATCGCCGATCAGGGGTGCGTCACCATAGGCGGTGCGGAACAAGGTGAAGCGCGGGAGGTCATTGCTCGGCACCGATGCCAGCCCGTCAATCTCGGGCATGTGGTGCAGATTGGCAAATACATATCCAGGCGTCACCGCATGGCGCCTCTCGTTTGGTTCGCCATCCTTGCGCGGCTTGCCGAGCACCTTACGAACCGGCGTCCACACATCAAACCCGCGCTTGGCGAGCTGATCGGCGACCTTCAACGTGTCAGCCGATGCCATGCGGAGAATGAACCACGAGCCTAGGTCAAGAATATCGGTCACTCGCCTTCTCCTTCGCTATCGGGGGTGTCGGAAAAAATGTTGCGGGGGTGCATTTTGTGGCTTGACCTGTAATGGCGATTGGCATTACAAGAGTGCATCAGCAAGGGAGATACGAGATGACCACTTACGCCAAGCAAGCCGCCCTCAACGCCAACGTCCGCAAGTGGAATATCGAAGGCCACACCGCTGGCGGATCGACCCTTAAGTTTTCGGTTGCCGCTGCCGATTACTTCCAAGCCAAGCGCATCGCTGAAAAGCGCGCCCACAACGGCAGCATCTGGAAGATCGCGCTCGCAGCCTAAACTCAACGGGCGGGCTTCGGCCCGCCACACTTTCGGAGAATTGACATGACTTACGCCGAATGCCTCCGCAGCCTTCACTGGATTGAGCGGTGCCTTGAGGATCCGGTGGCCAGCAAGGGCAAGAAGACCGTCCTCAAAGCCGCATATCGCCGTTACGCCCGCGAACTTGCGAAGCTTGGCCGCACTGGCGATGCCTGACCTAACCCCATCCGAACAACGCGACCTCGACCGGCTAGACGCGCAACGCGCCAAGCTGGTTGAGCGCATTGCTGTAATCGACGTAGGGCGCGAGAAGCTGCTGAACCGCGCCCGAGTGCGCCGAAGCCGCGCAAAGCAATCCTGAGGCTTCTGGGCGCGCCCTAGGGCATAAACGGGGGCGGGGGTCATTCCTCGCCCCCTTCGTCTGGCGTGTCGGTGGTCTTCTTGAGGGCTTGCGCTTCGGCCCATTGGTAGAGGCCGAAACCATCGAGCAGCCCTGCGTCAACGTCCCGCGCGAATGCAGGCGTGAGGCGGGTTTTCATGATCTCTCGGGCGCGAAGGGTTAGGTCGGGCGCGGAGTGGGGGCCGTTGGTCATGCCCCCAACGCCTCGATAGCCGCCACGATCACCCCGGTAGGGATAACCACGGGGTCTTGCTCACGCAGCGGGCCTTTGTCGGGAAGCGCACCTTCAAGAGCGGCGATAATCTGGTCAGGGGTAAGCATGGGGGTTCCTTTCAGGCTTTGCGAACGGCAACAACATCGCCGTCATGCGGGGTTTCTTCCCAAATCCAGCGGGGGCCACGGGCAGGCCAAGGGCCGTGTAGATCGCACCAGCCCGTCCGCAGCTGCACCCAATACCCGCCCTCAGTCGCAGGCGGATTGCGCTTGCCGCTAATCAGCGAGTATCCAGGGGCAGGCACGGGGCGCATCATTCGGGCCTCGGCAGCTTGATGACTTGGCCTAGGCGCTTCGGGCAGCTGCTGCTGTTCGTCAGCGCAGGATAGCCCTCGCTGTAATCTTTCAGGGCGCGGTTCCATCTCTTGATGTATTGCGTGGCGAAGTCGGGCTTTGCGGCCTCGGCGCTGCCCTGCATGATCGCCGGAATGATTTGGGCGTGGTGCGTGCAGGTCGCGCGGGCGTGCTGGCAACCGGCGCGAAACTGCCGTTCGTCCATCGCCCGAACTTCGAACAGCGCGGATGTCAGCCAATCGCTCGCCATGTCGTCGCTCATGCCAACGGGCCGAACCAGCGCGAGGCAGCGGAGCAATTCAGTATCCCGTTCCATGTAGCTTTTCCCGTGTCAGTCGAAGGGTGTTGGAGTTGCTTGGGGCTTGGCGGGGTGGCGCGGTTTGCCGTGGCCTCTCGCCGTCCACCCGCCGCAGCCAGTTTCGCCACGCCGCATCCCAATCGGACTTGATCCCCTTCGATCCCGAGGCGCTGGCGGCCCAATCTCGGAACATCGCCAGTTGCTTGGCGACCTCGCCGTCCG